AGCCACGGCTCTAGTCAATAATGCTAAGTGGCAGACTTTCGCCTTTCCACCTGCAACAGTCCTTGCTAACTCTGTGATCGTGTCGCCAGATGATCCCTATTTAACGCCTAGCAACAATCAGCACATCACTATTAGCCCGATGGCTAACTTTAAGATTGTTATGACTGTGCCACTTTTCGACAATGAGGGAAACCTTAACGGGATAGAAGATACTGTTTGTAGCGTGTTCGCTAAGCTCGCAGCATCATCTCTCGTCTATAATGTAAGCGCAATCAGCGCACCAAGTATTCTCAACGCTGCATCGGGTGACCTACTCAGCTGCGAGATGTCCGTATCAATCCTAACGAGTTGGAGCTAAACATGTCCGAGTGGGAACAAGAAAACGCTGACTTCCTGAAGAAAATCGGGCAAGTAAGCACACCAGCACCAAAGCCAGTAACTACTAAGAAAGACGAGGAATAATCTCATGGCTGTATTTCTAAATAACAAAGTCGGTGTGAAGATTAACTCCGTTGATCTTTCAGACCATGTCACAAGCATTACACTAAACCGCACATTCGATGAGCTAGAAGTTACAGCTATGGGCGATTCTTCACATAAGTTCGTTAAGGGCTTGGAAGCATCATCTGTAACAATCGACTTCCTAAACGACACAGCATCAGCGAATGTATTGGCAACACTACAAGCTGCATGGGGTACAACAGTCACATGTGTATTCCTACAGGAAAAGGGAACAGCAGTATCTGCTACTAACCCTCTTTACACAGTGTCACTTCTAGTGAACAACACAACAGACATCAATGGTGCTGTTGGAGACATTGGCACACAATCAATTACATTTACTGCTAACTCAACAGTGGCAGTAGCAACTACAGGCACATTCTAAAAAACTAACAAAGGGGCAAACTCATGGCAAAACTAAAGATAGTTCGTACAGATGGAAGTGTAATAGAAGGAGAAATCACGCCTGCCGTGGAATATGCCTTCGAATTGCACACAAAGATGGGTTTTCATCGTGCCTTTAGGCAAGAGGAAAAACAATCGGATGTCTATTGGTTAGCTTGGGAGATAACACGCAGGTCAGGTGAGTCTGTTAAGCCTTTCGGAATGGATTTCATTGAGACACTTAAAAGTGTCGAGGTGCTTGATTCAGACCCTTTAGCTTAAAGCGCGATCTTCCATTCACCTATCTAATTGCTAGGCTAAGCATTAGGTTGGGAATCGCGCCACAAGCATTACTAGATCTAGATAAGACCATGCTCGATGCATTAGTGCAGGGGCTCAAGGATGAAGCGAAAGAGGTGAGCAATGCCAGCAACCGTAAAGGGCGGCGTTGAACTTCGTAGAGCTCTCCGGACTTTTGCACCTGATCTAGCAAAAGAAACTCAGAAAGAAATCAAGACAGCCATTACGCCTATTTCTAAAGCTGCTAGAGGCTATGTTCCAGATCGTGGAGAAGTGCTAAGCGGATGGCTACCTCGACAGATGTCTGAGGCAACATTCCCTACCTTTAATCCTGCTGAGGTCAAATCCAAAATTGGTTTTAAGACAAGCCCATCAAAGGCTAACTCAAGAGGATTCAGATCTCTTGCTCAAGTGTTTAACAAAAGCCGAGCAGGTTCAATATATGAACGCATGGGCAAGAAAAGCCCAGAGAGTCGATTCGTCCTTAATCAAGATGGCAAGTTTCGTGCGCCTCTTAAGGGTAAGGATCGCATGCAAGGCCGATTGCTTTATCGTGCCTATGATGAGAATAATGGCAAGGCTAGAGAAGGCGTTCTAAAAGCTATTGCAACAGCAGGCACTAAACTTAACAAACGCGCAACAGTGAGAGGCTAATCATGGCTAATGTAATTATTGACATTGCTGCCGAGTTCACTGGCAAGAAGGGCTTTAAGCAAGCCGAGACAGCAACAGACAAGATGGAGAAGAATGTCAAGAAATTGGCAGGAGCTTTAGGTCTTGCTTTTAGCGGTCAGCAGATTCTGGCTTTTGGTAAGGCTTCCATCAAGGCAGCAGCAGAAGATGAGAAAGCACAAAAGCAATTAGCCCTAGCTCTTAAGAATGTTGGACTTAGTAGAGATGCTGCATCCTCTGAGGATTACATCCAGAGACTACAAAGCGAGTTCGGCATTCTTGATGACAAGTTGCGCCCTGCCTATCAGACACTAGCGGTAGCAACACGCGATACTAATAAAGCACAGCAACTTCTAAACCTTTCGCTAGATATCTCGGCATCAACTGGCAAGGACTTATCTAGCGTTACAGCGGCATTAAGTCGTGCATTTTTGGGGAACAATACTGCACTTGGCAAGCTCGGTGTGGGTATTTCTAAGGCTGATCTAAAGGCTGGCAAGTTCGAGGATATTATTTCCCAACTTGAAACGACATTCGCAGGATCTGCAACACAGGCTGCTAATACCTTTCAAGGCTCAATCGATAAGTTAGGCGTTGCTTCTGCCAATGTGCAGGAGATTATCGGTGAAGGTTTAATCGATGCTATTAGATCTTTAAGCGATGAAGACACTGTAGATAACCTAGCAGTCCAGATGCAGAGCGTTGCTATTTACACAGCAGATGTTATTCGTGGCATTGGTGTAATGGTCGGTTATATACAAAATGTAGTCGAACAAGTAAACAAGATCCCCGGGCTTAGCAAAATTATGGAACTTGTTTTGTCCACCAATCCTATATTTGGAGCAATAGCAACCTTAAACAAACTAGGTGCAGCAACTAGATCCACGGCTGGCATTGAGGCTCAAGGCTTGGCAGACCTAGCCAGATTACAAGCTGAGTATGTAGTTAAGACTTTATCGGCTAAGAAGAAACTTACAGCCTTAGAGGCTAAGGCATTGAAAGATGCTAAGTTAAAACTTGCCATTGATAAGGCTAACCTCGCCCTTAATAAGGGCAGTGATGTCTTTGACATGGAAAAGATCCAGAATGCAGCAGCTCTTAAGAACCAAGCCGAGCAATTAGCCAAGTCCACGACTGACACACAAAGACTACAGATCGCTAACGACACTGCTCGCTTGAATGTAAAGCAATCAATCTCAAACCTTGAAGATGCTATTGCTGCTAAGGATGAGGCAGCCATTGTTAAGGCAACCGAGAAGTTGAACGCTGACCTCAAGATTCTCGGTGCTCTTACTAACCAAGACTTAAAGCTAAAAGATATTAAATCAATCCTTGAAGGTCTTAAGCCAGCCGACCTAATCAATCTAGGCAACCTAGATGCAGCACTTGCTAAGATCCGAGAGATGCTTGACTTACTGGCTAAGGCTAATGTTGAAAGCAAGGCAAAAGTACCAACAAGCGGATCACTAGGCTCTGGCATTCCAGCAGGAGATTTGATTGCGCCTATTTCAACAGCGGGCGGATCTATCGGGGCTATCCTAGAATATGCAGAAGCAGCAACTGCTCGCGCTAATGCTTTTGCAGACTTGCTAGACATGGACACGGCAGCTAAGACTGCATCTCTACAGGCGAGCTCTATCTATAGCAACTCAGGTGCTTTACAGTCTTTCCGCGAGTCAGAGTCACGCGCAGCAACAGTGAACATCTACGCTAACACCATCGCTAACCCAGACGAGCTAACTAACCTAATTCAAAACTCTTTGATTCAACTTAACCGTAGAGGTGACTCACTCGTACAGGCTGGCACTCTGTGACCAGACCAGTAATCAATGTAGTCATTGACTTCTCTACAGGGGCTTCATTCGGCTATCCGTTCATCCTTGACTCATCGCTCCTAGATGGTGCTGATGTACTCTCAGATAGCCCTGCAAGCCTCGTAGTAGATGTCTCTAACCTTCTTGACTCAGTACAGACTAACCGAGGCAGACAGATCTCAGCAGAAGTCTTTCAGACTGGCACAGCTTCAGTTCGCATCATTGACCAGAATGGTGACTTTAACCCGCAGAATACGGCATCGCCTTATTACACCTACTTAAGCCCTATGCGTAAGATGACTATTACTGCAACTTATGGCGGTACTACTTACCCAATCTTCGCTGGCTACATCACAGGCTATAACACTACGACCCCTAAGTTTGAGGGTGATCTTGTCTATACCACAGTCACGGCAGTCGATGGCTTTAGACTTTTCCAGAATGCACAATTCTTCGGTGTAGTCGATGCTGTTGCAGGTGAGACCACAGGCTCACGCATTAGTAAGATCCTTGACACTATCGGCTGGCCTCTAGCCCTGCGCGATATTGACACAGGTTTAACTACTGTGCAGGCAGATCCAGCGACACAGCGCACAGCCTTAGCAGCTTTGCAAACTGTTGCTACTACTGAGTATGGTGCTATCTACATGGATGCACAGGGTCGCTGCGCTTTTCAGGATCGCAATGTCACAGTCGGCACTATCGCAGGCACACCTATCGTCTTTAATGACAATGGCACAGGCATCGGATACTTCGATGTCAAGTGGGTCTTTGATGACACGCAGATCTATAACCTAGCAACCGTTACCCGCACAGGTGGCACAGTCCAGACCGTCAGCGATGCTGCCTCTATTGCTAAGTACTTTACCCACAGCTATAACCAATCGGGGCTACTCATGGAGACCGATGCAGAAGCTCTAGATTATGCACAGGCTTTTATTGCATCTCGCAAAGAGACTTCAACTCGCGTGGACGAGCTGACTCTAGATCTTCAGCAGGATGACTACACGGCTGGCACTGTTGCAGCTTTGACAATGGACTTCTTTACTCCAGTCAGTATCACTACGACCCAGCCTAATAGCACTACTCTATCTAAGACAGTGCAGGTCTTTAATGTTGCCCACTCAATCACGCCTAATTCGTGGAAAGTGCGCTACGGCACAGCAGAGCCGATCATCGATGGTTTCATCCTTGACTCGTCTTTATACGGTATTCTAGACACTAGCGTTTTCAGTTATTAAGGAGCATCATGGCAACAGGTTTCCCATTTACTACAGGTCAGGTCTTGGCAGCAAGCCAGATGAACGGACTTACATCCTTCACCATCGGCACAGCTAACACAGCAGACTACACAGCCGTTAGTGCTGACCAGTACCAAGTGCTAGAAATCATGAACAAGGCAACAGCGATTGCCTTCAAGATTCCTACTAACGCATCTGTTGCTTTCCCTATCGGCACTGTACTGACAGTCCTCAACATTGGCGTGGGAGTCTGCACCATCTCAGCTGTAACATCTGGCACAACTACAGTCCTATCAGGTGGCGCAGTAGCAGCAGCTCCTACTCTTGCTCAGTACAAGTCAGCAGCTTGCATTAAGACTGGCACAGACACATGGTATGTGGTGGGTGGAATTGCTTAATTCATTCGTATCTGTTCTAGACAGTGGTGGCGCAGGTGGCGGTGCTGGCTCTTATGAGTCCATTGCTACTGCTTCTGGCACTGGTTCTAGCGACACTATAACCTTTTCCAGCATCCCGAGTACCTATACTCATTTACAAATTAGGTTCGAGATAGACACAAACAGTAATGGCGCGCTGTTGCAATTAAGATGCAATGGTGACACAGGCTCTAATTACGGAAATCACTACTTAGAGGGCAATGGTTCTAGTGTTACCGCTTCAGGTTTTAGTTCTTCAGATAGAATTTATTTCCCAGCTGAGTCGCACACGACTTATAGTTATGTCGGAATAGTGGACATTCACGATTACGCTTCAACGACCAAATATAAGACTGTCAGGGCTATTGATGGTTTTGATGCCAATGGTTCTGGACAAGTAGGTTTAATGAGTGGTTTATGGATGAACACGGCAGCAATTACTTCTTTGACTTTTTTCTTACAGACTAACTATCAAAGCCCTACACGCTTTTCACTATACGGAATCAAGGGAGCGTAAATGCCAGCAACATACGAGCCAATCGCTAC